GCAGTGCGTAGGTACCGATGGTGGAACGTGTGCTCCCCGTATTTAAAATACGAAGGCACTCTCGCCAACCATCCACCTTGTACGTTTTTCGTACAGGGCGAATGATCCAGTTATGATACTCAAGTCGATGAAGACATTGAGCAGTAGGATCTCTTTTCGATAGGCAAAAACGCCTTTTCAAATTGATTTTCCTATTCATAACTGACTCGTTCACGTGATCACGATACCAACCTATTAAGGGTGAATCGTCAGTTCTCAATTGACCGGCTTGGTCAAAGTAACTGTACGGTTCTCTTGTATATGGAAGAACACCATAACGGCGTTCAACCATATCCTTAATATAGTCAGCTGTGAGCCAGTAGCCCGCCTTCCACAAAGAGTTTGACAACTCAACGTAGGAAACGAGCTCATCAGCACCTCTGTGTCCCCGGTGACACCATGTATTCCGCAAACGGATGGGTGTGACATCGACGCCATTGAAGGCGTCGCACCCACAGGACTCTCGGAAGAGCCCAGATACACAGCACTTATCTTGATTGAACTTTAATCCAACCAAGGGAAAGTACTGCAGCAGGAGAGGATAGTCTTCTTTCCTGCATATGATGTCATCGCCATAGACATAGACGTCCGGTCGGCTTCGCCCTAACGGGTTAGACCTATATCTGCCTTTCGGCAAATATATACACCGAGAACGTCCATGAAAATGGAGCACAGCAACAGCAAGTGCATAGAAACATAATGCTTCAATGGGAAAGCAAACTGCTGAACCCATAGGAGCAAATGTGCTCAAACGCACTTGTCTTCCATCAGGTAATTGGGTAAACTCACTTCTAGAAGCTTTTAAGGCTTCTAAGAGCGAGGTCCCTCCGAATAGTCTTTCAACTAAACGGAGGGTTACCCGATCACTTGCGTCCTTCATATCTAAAGTCACGTATCTTAAATCACGTGAAGACTTCAGGGCAAGATCCCGGTTAACGGTTTGGTCTGTAAAATTTACAAACCCTCTCGTTATCTGGTGACTTTCTATCCAAGCATATAATTGCTTCTGGATACCCTGCTGAATCCATTGGAGTTCCAATGGTTCTTTAGATATTAAGCGAGGTCCTCTACTGTCCTTAGGCACAAGAACGACTTTAGCCGTTCCATGCGGAAGGATCTCGAGGCTCTGAATCCAATCAAGCTGATCAACAATATGATTCAAACCAAGGACGAAGTACTCCGTAAAGGGGTACATCACCTCGGTGTGTTCATAAATTCGCGAGAAAGTTGATTTTTCACCAACTTCTTCGCCAGTTGCAACAGCTCCTGGGCCATGTCTGGGAATAATATCCCTGACATCAAACCCGTCGAATAAACGACTACAAAAAGCAGTCGCCAATTCGAGGATTGGTTCAACGTCAGGAGGAAACTCGATTTGTTCGAGTTCTTCCTGCGTGCGGACGAATGATTCGATAACCGAACTTTCGGTAGTCGCGTCATATGGTAGCTTTAACTTGTACGTAAAGTACAAGAACTGTCGCACGTGCTTCAGTGTGGTTATATCAGGATCACTCCTGATATATCCGTCACTCGTAAAGATGCGCTCTAGCAACCACCCGAGAAATCGGGGAATTGCGGAATCCGGTTTCAGCCTGAAACCGGATACCTGTAGAGGAGCATCACTATGCAAAGCCAAGTCAACGGCTTTACCTAGTTTAGGAAGAGATTTCGTTAAAAACGAAATCCCTTCTGACTCAAATCGACTTCGCAAAGTAGCGAGGTCGAGACGAGACTCACGAGTAACTGGATAACACTGAGCTATGTCATGGTACAGTTGCACCGTCAGAGATACATACGTATCTAGGCTATTCTGATAAACCATAAGGTATATCTCCTAGCCAGACATGTAACTGCACCACAACACGATCAGAGTCGCTATTCCAAATGAAAGAACCTGTTAAGGTTCTCCCGCGAGAATGCGGAGCAACATCGTTTCACTAAGCGCAGCAGAGCTTGTGTTTACACAAACTACGCCGAGCAGTGTCTCGATGAGTTGTATCATTTGGAAGTCAGCACCGCCTATACTGTTAATTGCACCACGAGGTGTGGCGCAAACCAGATATGCGGAAGCGACAACGGGCTGAGACGTAGCGGCGTCAAAGATATTGGCGTCAAAACGAATCAGCACGCGATCTGTTTTAACTGGCTTGTTTTCGTTGCTCACAGAATGAGCAATCGTTAACTGACCAGTAGGACCGTCTGTGCACGCATTAAGCGTGCCAATACGGACAGATCGGCCTGGGCTCAAGTCTGTAACAGCAAATGAATCCGTCTGAACGACGGTAATTGCTGTATGAGCTGGAATACTCAGGCTCTTAACGGGAAGTGGGTCAGGTAACATATCTGATCTCTTTCGGTTAAGCTGTGTTGAGGACATCACTGTCCTAGTTCATCTCAACAAATGCTGAATAGCCAAAGAGGAAGCAATTCCAATTCGGTTAACACGCACAAAGCTCTTTTTAGGGAGCAGAGGTTGAGATACAACAACGTTATTCCCAGGGTTAAACACCCTACGAATATACGTAGTATACCGTTCCGTTCCTATTACATGAGGCTTTAAAACAGCTTCATTAAAAGGAGGATTCGACGCTCCTAAGAGCGGCCGAATCCACGTCGCGGTATAAGTAACGTTGGTCACCACTTTTATCGTTTCAAGATAATCGTAGACGACCACCGTTGCAGGGAAGAACTTAGGCTTGTTCTTATGGAGCCAGGTTGAGATGCCATAAAACCAATCAACTATAAAGCTGAAAGGTAAGACATCCCAAACTGCCGCAGGATCAAAGACTCCAAAGGAGTCGCAGATCTGCGCCAATCGAGCAAGCCATCCCTGGAACTCGGGGCAGGAAAACCCATAGAGAGTTAAACCATGCCAACTAGCTGTCGTAGTCTTATCAATTTCAACATTGACAGGATACGAACTTATAGTACCCGAAACAGAAACCACAGTATTGTGCTTCTGAGCCGGCGGAAATAAGTCTGGACGAATAGGAGACAGATCAACATTACTATGTTTTCTGTACCTTTTCGCCAACAGCCGGTCCATATGATCATACGGATCCCTCCACGTTTGCAATAAACGTAGAGTATCCTGAATATCCTGTATCGTCGGTATCATACCGAACGTTACACCCAGATGGGTGTCAGCGAGTTGCCTCGCTGTTAAATCGGGTCTCCCCTGGTAAGGGGAGGCGCGATAAGCACTAGGCATCCGAGAGCTAAAAAGGCTTTTCAAAAGACCTTTAAGCTGGAATAGATCAACGACCGTATACCAGATCGAAAAATCCGTATCAAACGGATCTTGCGAAATAAGTACACGGCGTGGAAGAGCAGAAGAGTAGTAAATGGGCAAAAGCTCATTTACATGGTAGGAATCGAGTCGAAAAGGAGTCTGCATTGCTGCAGACTCACAGATCGATCGAGCAGTTTTTGCATAGGCGAAGGACCCAATGTCCACCGCTTCATCGCAAACATACAGGGCGTTGTCAGGCGTGCCAAAACCGTAGACTCGATAGTCTGCGGTAAGGTGCTCATGATCAACATCCTGAAACTGCCAATGCGTATCATGACTAGGCTCCGAAACATGATCAATCATGTGCGAAGTAAGTCTCTGAAACGACGGCCCACTCTCAAAACTCGAGAAATCCTCATCCCAAAAGCCTTTGTCGTCTCCACTTCCATCAACTAATTGATGAACAGTGTAAACGCCTTGGGCAGGATAAGAATCATCAGAGTTAAAAGCTCGTTCTCTCTTACTCATATGTTATCCTTATTCGAGACTGCG